TTTTTCTATTAAGAGAGCTACACTTGCAGCTGATTCTGCCGCTCCAAGTTGGGGAAGAGCTAGGTCGTTTCAAATTCCTTCTGACTTCATAAGACTTCTTCCTCCATATCCAGAAGATAATTTAAACAATTTAGATTGGCAGATTGAAGGTCAGAAAATTATGACTGACGATACTGACCCGCTATACATCAGATACGTTTCTAGAATTACAGACCCAAATGAAATGGATGCCTTATTTCAAGAGGCACTATCTACAAGACTTGCATTAGAATTATGTGAAGAGATTACTCAAAGCAATACAAAGAAGGCAGCTTTAGAAGAAGAATATAAAAGAATAATTCGAGAAGCTAGAAAACTTAATGCATTTGAAAATCCATCTTCTCAACCACCTGACGATGAGTGGATAACGGTGAGGGATTAATGCCAAAAGTTTCTCCTATACAAAATAATTTTAGCGCTGGAGAAATGTCCCCGCTTTTTAAGGGACGAACCGATGCTGATAGATATAAGAATGCTTTAGCTACTTGTAAGAATTATTTGCCCACAATTCAGGGCGGTTTAATTAGACGACCAGGAACTGTTTTTGTATCTGAGACAAAGGACAGCACAAAAAAATCTCGACTAATTCAGTTTGAGTTTTCTACGACCCAAGCCTATATGCTTGAGTTCGGCCATCAATATATCAGGTTCTATAAAGACAACGCTCTTATTACATTAGCATCTCAAAATTTAACAGCAGCCACACAGGCGAACCCTGTAGTTGTGACGTACGCAGGGTCTGATACGTACGCGAACGGCGACAGAGTAATCATCACTGGTGTGTCTGGAATGACACAACTTAATAACAGAGAGTTCATTGTCGCTAACGTAAATACTGGTGCAAATACTTTTGAATTAAAAGACACAACTGGAACTAACGTAAACGGTACAGCCTACGATGCCTATACTTCTGGTGGGAGCATTTCAGAAATTTACGAAATAGCTTCACCATATGTAGAAGCAGATTTATTTCAGATTAAATTTACTCAAAGTGCGGATGTGATTTATTTAGTTCATCCCACTTATGCTCCAAGAAAGTTAACTCGTACTGCGCATACCGCATGGACATTAGATGTAATTAATTTTCTTGATGGCCCATATCTTACTACCAACACTACTGGTACTACGCTTACTCCCAGTGCATTTAGTGGAGCAGGTATTACCTTAACTGCTTCTTCTATTGTTGGAATAAATAATGATACTGGGTTTCAATCAACAGACGTTGGAAGGCTTATAAGAATAAAAGAAGGTTCGGTTTGGGGATACGTAAAAATTGTTGGGTGGACTAGTACTACTGTAGTAACTGCTGACGTCATATCAACACTTACTAATAACTCTGCAAAAACCACATGGCGAATGGGATTTTGGTCTGGGACTACAGGCTATCCATCATGCGTAGTTTTCCATGAAGACAGATTAATGTTTGGTGGAAGTCCTGCAAGTCCACAAAGACTAGATGGAAGTAGGACGAGTGACTATGAAAACTTTGCGCCCACAGAAACAGACGGTTCAGTTGGCCCTAGTAACGCTCTTGCTTTTTCTTTTAACTCTAATGATGTCAACGTGGTTCGCTGGTTAGCGGCAGATGAAAAAGGTTTAATCACAGGAACCGTTGGTAACGAATGGCTTGTAAGACCATCGTCTTTTGGTGAGGCTTTAACGCCCACAAATATCAACGCTAAGAAATCTACCTCTTATGGAAGTGCAGATATTCAACCTGTACAGGTTGGTAAGGCTACCCTCTTTATTCAAAGAGCGGGTCGTAAACTTCGCGAGATGACTTACTTCTACGATGCGGATGGATTTAGAGCGTCTGATATTACAGTACTCGCAGAGCATGTTACGGGTAATGGTATCACTCAACTTGCTTACCAAAGAGAACCGCAATCAATTGTTTGGGGTGTTAGAAACGACGGTGTTCTTACATCAATGCTCTACGAAAGAGATGTTGATAATATCAATGTCGGCTGGGCAAGACATGTGATTGGAGGATATAGTGACGCGGCAAATAGTGATGCTGTCGTTGAGAGTGTTGGTGTTATTCCATCTCCAGGTACAGAACGTTATGACACTTGGCTTATTGTCAGAAGAAGAATCAACGGTCGCACAGTTCGATATGTAGAATATCTTTCTAAATTATTTGAAGACCTTGATGAACAACGTGAAGCTTTCTTTGTTGATAGCGGATTAACTTATGACGACCCAAAAACTATTACTGGTGCTACTCAAGCTAATCCTGTTGTCATCACCTCTAATAGCCACGGCTTTAGTAACGGTGATGTAGTTTTAATTACTGGCGTAAAAGGGATGTCAGAATTAAACACTGAAACATTTACTGTTGCTGGCGTTACTGCAAATACTTTCCAGTTATCTGGTATCAACGGAACTTCTTACTCAACTTATGTTTCGGGTGGAGAAGTTAGAAAATATGTAACTACTATTACTGGTCTAAACCATTTGGAAGGCGAGACAGTTTCTATATGCGCAGATGGAGCGGCACTTCCCAATGAAGTAGTAACCAAAGGAAAAGTTACTTTATCTAACAGGTCTACAACTGTGCATATTGGTTTTGGATATATGAGCGATGCTCAAATACTTAGGATTGATGCAGGTAGCGCTGATGGTACGGCAATCGGTAAGAAGCGCAGAACTCATATTGTTGCTTTCATGCTGCATAGAACTTTAGGGATGAAGATTGGTTTAAACTTTGAAGAGCTCGATGAGCAAACATTTAGAACATCTAGTGACCCAATGACCAGGGCCCCAGCTTTATTCACAGGGATTTTAGAGAATATACATTTGGCGGCTGATTATGATTACGAGAATCAAATTTGTTGGAGACAAGACCAGCCATTGCCAGGAATGATTTTAGCTATCATGCCTCAAATGATTACACAGGATAGAGGATAGAGATGCCAGTAATTGCAGTGCCAATGGAGATTAGTGACATGAAGTACCTTCAAGAAAAAGGTGCGCTGCATGGCGTGTCAGATTATTTAACTGATGATAAACTGGAACAGTTAAAGAAAACTGAATGCTATACGTTTTTAAATTCCGAACAAGAAGTAATCGCGTGTGCTGGAGTTATTGAATATTGGCCAGGACGCGTAGAAGCCTGGATGTTTTTTCATCCTAACTGTAAGAAAGATTTTTTAGGTATTTATAAAGTGGTTAAAAAGTTTTTGAAAACCAGAAGATTTAGAAGAGTAGAAGCGACTGTTAATAAAGCTTTTAAGAATGGACATCGTTGGGTAAAGGCTTTTGGTTTTCAGTTAGAGGCTGAGACTTTAAGAAAATACGGACTGTTTGGAGAAGACAGTTCTTTATACGCATTGGTGGAACCATGATAGAAACATTAATTTCGTTTATTGAATTATTTAATATTCATCCAGAGGCAATACTCTGTGAGCCCGTAAGTATAATAGGTGGAATCGTCGCTGGTGTAAGTGCCATTGGAAAAGCGGCAGGGGCAGTGGCTGAAGGAAACGCAGCAAGAAACGCTGGAGAATTTAATGCGCAAATAGCAATGAACAATGCTCAGCTATCAAGGCAACAAGCAGCAGAAGATGAGAGAGTATTTAGGGTTTCAGCAAGAAAAGAAATAGGTGGAATTCGTTCTGGTTATGCTGCTGGTGGAATAACATCAGAGGGAAATGCACAGGATGTTTTAGAAGAAAGTGCCGCTAACGCAGAACTAGATGCACTAAAAATTAAACACGGTGGTGAAGTTCGAGCAAAAGGATTTGAAGCAGATGCTGCATTATCTAAAGCAAAAGGTGAAGCCGCACAAACTTCTGCTGCATTCAGTGCTGCTGGTAGTTTATTAGAGGCAGCTCCAAAAGCTTACAGCGGAATATCGTCTGGAAAATTAGGATTAAAGAGAACTTAATATGCCAAGAATAACACCAATTCAATCACAAGTAAGAAGCTCTGGGCCTGTACAAGTTCAAAATGCCAAGGCAGAAGATTTTGGTGGAGGCATAGCTAATGCCGTTCAAGGTTTTAGTAAGAGTGTTGAAAAGACAGCAGACATTATAGGTGAGCAACAATCCAGGTCTGAAGTATCAGATTTAACTGCGAAGATGGCTAAAGCCCAAGCAGACTTTGCTATTAACTGGGCAGAGACAATGAAGACCGCTGACCCTGCGGACAAGGAATTATCTACTAAATTTCTTAAGGGTTATGACGACTACATGTCTAAGATTGGTGAAGGCGTTTCTACTGAAGACGGTAAAAACTATTTCGTTAGAACCAATGCTACAATGCGCTCTCATTTTATGCAGTCTGCATATACTGGACAGGCGCAGCTCGCAGGCATTAAAGCTCGAGAAGATTATACAGGCTCAGTAAATAATTTTTCTAACTCATTAATGGCAGACCCATCGTCTTTTGAAACTGTTCGTGACATGCATGATACGAACTTAGAAGACTTAGTAAGAACTGGTGGGATGACCAGAGAAGTAGCATTGCAATTAAAAACAAAAGGTAATCAACAGATTGCAGAAGCTTCTGTTCGTGGTTGGGCAAACTTAAATCCAGAATATGCTAAACAACAATTAGACCAAGGCAGATACGATACCTATTTTTCAGAAGACCAGAAAAAACAAATGTATGGAGAAGTTGAGACTGCGATAAGAGGAAGACAAGCAGAAGCAGAGAGACAAATAAAACTTAGAGAAGAAGAATTAAAACGAGCTCAAATGGAAACTGAGAACCAGTTTATTGAGAAGGTAGTTAATAAACAATTAAGTTCGAAAGAAATTCTTGCATCAAATTTAGATGCTAGACAAAAAGAACATTATATAAATCTGATTAAAAAAGAGAGTAAAGAATCTGACCCGTCAGTATTTAATGAGCTTTTACGTAGAGCGAACCTACCAGATGGCGACCCAGCAAAACTAGTAAACGAAAAAGAGTTGGTAAGCTACGCAGTGAATGGCCTTCTATCTTATAACGACCTAAATGATTTACGAAAAGAAGTTCAAGGTAAAAGAACAGAACAAGGAAAGATTGAAGACCAGGCAAAGAACTCTGTACTTAAACAAGCGGAAAGCATGCTCGTAAAGAAAGACCCACTTACTGGTCTTGCTGACCCTGATGGTCTTGTTAACTACCAAAGATTTGTAACTCTTTACTGGAAGAAATGGGAAGAAGGTCGTAAGGCTGGGAAGACTGTTGAACAACTTACAGACCCAAGCAGTCCTGATTGGCTTGGTAAATACGTAAAAGATTTCTATGTAAATCCAATTGAAGCAAGTAAGAAATCCGTTGATAGACTCAAGATGAATCGCGACAGAGATTTTACAAATGCTACTGCAAACACTCCAACGCCAGCAACACCAATTAATCCAGATAAATTAAGATTACCAGGCGAGACCATCCAACAGTGGCGCGATAGAACTAAAGGTAAATAATGCCAACACCTAGAGAACAAGCTGAAGAATTGCGACGCGCAGGGTTTACAGAAGAAGAGATTCGCGCTCAAGCACCTACTGTAACTCAAACTCAAACAGTTGACCCTACATCTACAGCACAAGCACCAACTCCGAAATTAGAAAGACCACAGATAAAGGCTCCAGGTTCGGAGTGGTTAAACCAAGTTAATGAATTACGTACTAGCGGATTTACAGATACTGAAATTACCAATGAGCAATTAAGACAACAGGCTGAGATGGAAGCTAGTGGTTTTACTAAGCCAGAGATTGATGAATACTTTGGTGTCAGAACTCCAGACATGACAGCAGTAAAAGAATATGCGGTTAATAATTTCAAAAAGATTCAGCAAGAAAATCCACAGATGGCTACAAGTATTTATGATGCTTTTGTTGCTGGACTACAGGAATCTGTTGTTGGGTTAGCAGCAAGACAAAAGGCACCAAATGTTGTGCTACCACAAGATGCTCCAAGATATTTAAGAATCACTAAAGGTATTACTGAGATGGCAGCTGACTGGCCAGTGATGGCAGCAGGTGCTTTAGGTGGAGCAACAGCTGGCACAGCAGTCGGTGGGCCTGTTGGAACTTTTGTAGGCGGTGCTGGTACAGCTTTCGCATTTCCCACTGCTCTTCGTAAAATAATGATGGACCACTATGAACGTGGTGATATTCAAAACGCTGCTGACTTTTGGGATAGGCTTTCATCTACAGTCATTGAAACAGGTAAAGATTTTACTATAGGTGTGGTAACTGGCGGAGCTGGTAAGGCTGTAAAAACATTGGCTCCAATAGCTAGTCCACTTGGAAAAACTAGTGCTGCATTAGCTACGGAAGCTGCGACTATGACCACTGCTGGGGCTGCATTAGAAGGGCATCTACCAAATTCAGATGAGTTTATTGATGGTGCTATCATGGCACTAGGATTTCATGGCGCTGTATCTGGAGCCTCAAAGTTTAGAAACTCATATTCCAAATCAAACATGAGACCTCATGAGGTATTGAGGGAGATGGAAGAAGACCCAAGTATTAAGGGTGATTTGTTCTCTATTAATAAAGATGTACCAGAGGGCATTGCTAAGTACGCGCCTAAAGAAGCTGAGGTTAAACCACCGCCTCTTCCAGAACCTAAAGCGCCAACTTATTCTGAGCCAACTCAAAAGATTCTTTCACAGGTTGGAGAGAAGCTACCTCCAGAAGCTAAGAAAGTATTTGATTTTAATACA